AAATATTTTGCAGGCGTACATGCAAATGCATGGGATCAAAAATTTTTAAATCAAAAAGTAAAATCATGGAATAGAAGTAGCAAAGGTTACACATGCACACAGAGTCCTTTGAGTGAGCATTGTAAAAAAGGTATCTGTGTTAAGAAAAGATTTGGTGTGTTAGCCGGATCAAAAGGATCGTACCCTACATTAAATAATTTAAAGAAAATAGATTTAGATCCAGAACCAGAGTATGAATTTGATGTAACAAAACCAGATGGTATCAAAACTGCAACGGTGCACTGTAGATCTGTAGAACATTTAAACGATCAACGTAAGAGAAGAAATGCAATTTCAAAAGCTGCAGGATTCTTTCCACCATTAATCAAAGGTGATGAAGAGCAAGCTGTCATGGATGCTTTGTATGCGACACAGAAAGTTGTACATCCACCTATTGGTACATCACCAAAAGAAAAACTGCATGATGTATTACATGCAAAAATAAATGGACCCAAGGCTACAAACGATGCAGCATTTAAAACTGGATCTGTGTTAATTGAAGGTGATTATGCATTCTTTAAATTTGATAAATTTTTTGACAAACTTAAATCTAAAAATTGGAAACACAGCGAGGACAAAACAGGACGTATGATGCAGGTAATATATAAAGACTGTGAAATAGAATTTTTAGAGCAGAAAAGATTCCCATCTAAAGAAGCTGGTAAATACAATTCATCAACAAAAAATATTATACAGATAAATATAAAAGAGTTTGAAGAAGTACCAATACATCATTCTCAAATAAAACATAAAACGGAGATAATGTGATTAGTCGTAAACTATACGGGCCTCCGGGAACAGGGAAAACTACAAAGCTATTAAGTTATGTAAAGACATTTTTAAAACTTGGTACGCCCATAGATAAGATAGGTTACTTTGCATTTACAACCAAAGCAGCCAACGAGGCTATCGATAGAATGTTAGATTATCATACAGCTTTTGAAAGAAAAGATTTAAAGTATTTTAGAACTTTACATTCACTGGCTTTTACAAGGCTTGGTCTTAAAAAACCCGAAGTTATGCAAGACGAACACTATGAGGACATTGGTAGAAAAATAGGTATTGAAGTTACAGTTTATTCAGACGGTCAAGAAACCACAGGATTCGTAGACTCTGATAGTGAATATTTTAATTTAATAAATGCTGCACGTATAAAAGAAATATCAATTGAAGATGAATATAATACAGACATGTACTCACAGGACCTGGACAGCAGGCTGTTGCAGATACTTTCTGACGAATTAAATAACTACAAGGATGCTTTTAAACTGGTAGATTTTACTGACATGATTGANAAATTNAATGTGTCTGAATTATGTCCNAAATTTGACGTTGCATTTATNGATGAAGCTCAGGACTTATCACCAATACAATGGAAAATGGTTGATATTATTAAGAAAAACAGCAAATATGTTATATTAGCAGGTGATGACGATCAAGCTATTTATGGTTGGGCAGGTGCAGATGTAAAAAAATTTCAGCATGAAGTTTCAAAGAGAGACATAATTTTGCCACAATCTTACAGAGTTCCTAAAGTTGTTCAAAATGTGGCTGATAAAATTTTAGATCGCATACCTGATGACAGGAGAATAAAAAAATCTTGGAAAGCTAGAGATGAAGATGGCTATATAAATTATGTAACCAGCATTGAAGATGTCCCCTTATACGAGGGCAACTGGTTGATCTTGGCTAGATACAATGACAAGCTATCAAAATTAAAACCAATTTTAAAAGACATGGGTATTTATTTTCAATTTAAAAATAGAAAGAGTTACAAGACTACTTTGTTTAGAAACATTCTAAACTACATCAGATGGCAAAAAGGTGAGCTCTTGTCTTTATCAGAAGTAAAGGGTATTCTAGAATCTTCTGGTCGTTCAGAAGAACCGACTGAAGAAAAAATGTATGACTTGTTTGAATTTAATTTTTACAAGACTGAGGAGTGGTTTGATGTGTTCACTGTAGATCCAGAAGAGTGTCTATACATAAGAGAGATGTTAAGATTCCAAGAAAAATTATCTCAAGAACCAAGAGTAAAACTATCTACAATACATTCTGCAAAGGGTGGAGAAGCAGATAACGTTTTATTAATTTTAGATAATACAAAAACAATACGAGAAGCATTAGAAAAAAGTCAAGACAAATACGATGAAGAACAAAGAGTTTGGTATGTAGGTGTAACGAGAACAAAACAAAACCTATACATCATGACTGCAAAACAGGAGGATAAAGGTTATGACATCGAAAGTTTGGGATAAACAACACGGCGGGAGTCACTATCAAAATTTTAAGATTCAGCCCAGTAAGTTTGTAGTAGAGAATGAGTTGTTATATCCTGAAGGTTGTGCTATAAAGTATATTCTTAGGCACAGGCTGAAGGGAAAGAAGGAAGATATATTGAAGGCAATACATTTTTTAGAAATGATAATCGAAAGGGATTATAGTGAAAATTCCTAAGTTTGAAGCACAGACAGAGTGGGTAAAACCAACTGAGTTTCCAGACTTACGACAAGTTGATGAGATTGCAATTGACCTGGAGACAAAAGATCCTGATCTAATTAAAAAAGGATCTGGTTCTGTTATTGGCAATGGTGAGGTTATTGGTATCGCTGTTGCTACAAAACATTTCAAAGGATACTTTCCTATTGCACATGAAGGTGGTGGTAACATGGATAGGGAGAGAGTCTTGTCTTGGTTAAAAGATATACTAGAAGCGCCATCAACAAAAGTATTTCACAATGCGATCTACGACGTATGCTGGCTACGTGCAATGGGTTTCAAAATAAATGGTGACATAGCTTGTACTATGATAGCCGCAGCTGTGACTGATGAAAACAGATTTCGTTACGATCTCAATAGTCTATCTTGGCATTACTTAGGTTATGGTAAGAACGAAGCAGCATTAGCAGAAGCTGCATCTGAGTGGGGTATAGATCCTAAATCAGAAATGTACAAACTACCTGCGATGCACGTTGGTGCATACGCTGAACGTGATGCTGAAGTTACACTTGGTCTTTGGCAAGAAATGAAAAAAGAAATTATAAGTCAAGACCTTGAAGATATATTTGATTTGGAATCTGATTTGTTTCATTGCCTAGTTGATATGAGATTCAAAGGTGTACGTGTAGACATAGAACGTGCACATCAAATGAAAAAAGAAATGAAAACAGCTGAACAAGACCTGCTTCACAAAATAAAAAAAGAAACAAACATTGATACACAAATCTGGGCAGCAAGATCTATCGCAAATGTATTTGACATGTTGCGATTAGAATATCCACGTACAGAAAAAACTGCATCACCAAGTTTTACAAAAAATTTTTTACAAGAACACAAACATCCTGTTGTAAATATGATTGCACAGGCAAGAGAAATAAATAAAGCACACACAACTTTTATAGACTCTATTCTACGTTACGAACACAAAGGTAGAATACATGCTGAAATAAATCAGCTGAGATCACAAACCGGGGGCACGGTGACTGGTAGGTTCTCCTACCAGAATCCGAATCTACAACAGATTCCTGCAAGAAATAAAGATCTTGGTCCTAAAATTAGAAGTCTATTTATACCAGAAAAGGGCCATAAATGGGGGGTTTTTGACTATTCTCAACAAGAACCTAGACTCGTAGTACACTATGCATCTTTATATAAACTTCCATCAGTTTATGATGTTGTTGAATCTTACAGCAATGATTCAAGCGCAGACTTTCACCAGACTGTAGCAGACATGGCACAGATACCTAGATCACAAGCGAAGACAATTAACCTTGGTTTGTTTTATGGTATGGGTAAAGCTAAACTACAAGCAGAGTTAGGTGTAACGAAAGAAAAAGCTGCAGACTTATTTAACACTTATCATTCACGTGTACCATTTGTAAAACAGTTGATGGAGAAAGCATCAAACAGAGCACAAGATCGTGGACAAATCCGTACATTGTTAGGAAGACTATGCAGGTTTCATCTATGGGAACCAAATCAATTCGGTATGCATAAAGCATTGCCGCACGAAGAAGCACTCAGGGAGCACGGACCAGGGATCAGGAGAGCTTACACATACAAAGCATTAAATAAATTAATACAAGGATCAGCAGCTGACATGACAAAGAAAGCAATGTTAGAATTATACAAAGAAGGAATTGTGCCGCACATACAAATACATGATGAATTAGATTTATCAATTGAAGATGACGCACACGCTAAAAAGATAATTGAAATTATGGAGCATGCTGTTACACTAGAAGTCCCTAACAAAGTTGACTATGAGTTTGGTAGCAATTGGGGTGAAATAAATGGATAATTATTATGGCTTATTTGAATGCAAACATACCCGTAATAGAATGTTACGTTAGAGGTAATTACCTCAGAGATCAAAAAGATTCCCACGATAAATATTTTGAAGTAGGAGTGTTTGGTTTTAGTTCTATACCAAACAGAGTACCATTGTTTCATTTCTTAATGGAAGATGGTGGTTTATGGTGGCGAGCACCTATCTCAGCTTTCTGTACAAAACCAGGTGTAAAAGAATTACCTTTGGATGAATTAGTTATGTGGGATAGCTTCAGTTACAATGTAAGTGTCACAACTTTTTATGAATTAGCTGGTGCAACTATGCAATACACATCACGACGTAAAGTAAAACGTAAGGGTAAATACCTATTTACAATTGACTGGTGCGCAGGTGATTTCAACGAATTAAATTTTGGTTATGCAGAGAAACCAGACCAACATAAATGTGGTCATGTTCTTCAATTAGAGGACGGAAACTTCGCAATACAGCCCAATAATAGGCTTAAAATGTTCGATGCATCTATGGGTGTGGACCCATCAAAAAACTTGATTAACAGACTTGTAACAAGTAAGATATATTCCGTAGAAAATTCAGCTAAATGGATAACGGATGAGCATGAAGAAGGAAGTTATGACTATCAGCTGAGGAACTTGGAGGAAAACGATGATAAGTAAATACAAAGATAAATTTATGGTCTGGCAGTTACATTACAGAACAGAGATAGTATGTTTCGTAGCAGGATTCATAATAGGAGCAATCATAATATAATGATTAGAGCACTTTTTAGAAAATGGATCGTAAGACCAATTAGAAACTTAAAACGAAAAATCTGGAATTAGTTATGATAGAGGTAGCCAGGAATGAATTATTATTTCACGGGAGTTTTGATTATATTATTCGTTCTCATGGCCTTCTTTCTGGAGCCAGGTTATATTCCTAGATGAGCAACAAACCACTCAAGATATCGGAACAAGCAGCGGTGCAGATGCCGATGAAGACGGTTGCCTCGTTGATCATGATGGTTGCAATTGGAACCTGGGCATACTTCGGTCTTCATGAAACTCTCAATCAGCACTCAACAAAAATAGAGTTGATGCAAAAAGACTTAGAAGCTAACTCAGAATTTAGAAT